GCAACAGTTGTTAATGGAAATTACTTAGTTGAAGTAGTAAACAGTAACACTGAAACAGCGGCTTATTATTACAAAGGTGTATCAGGTGCTTGGGACCTACTAGACAATGGCTTCGCAAGCGAAGTAGATTGGTCAGCACACTACACTGTTCCAGCTTCACCTACAGCAGGCGATGTTTGGATTAAAACTACTTCTCCAGGAGGCGGCATAAACGTAGATATTAAATTATTTACAACAGTAGCCGGCGCATTTATGAAGAAGAGTGCAGTATACTCACAAAACGGAACACCAGCAGGAACAACATCAGACATATTTGCTGATGGTACTTCTGCAACAGCACGTACATTCTCAGATGGCGACATTTGGTTAGACCACGATGCAGTAAATGGTACAAGTGGTAAAATTGCAATCAAACGTTACGACAGTGTCGGAACTGATTGGGACGATATCGAATTAGACGGTGGTGGAACTGGTGGATTTATTTCTACTGTTTTATCTACACAGCCAACAGGCACTCCAGTTAATAACACAGTATGGTTTGATCCAGATGTTAATGATCTTGCAATTTATGAAGTTGCTAGTGATTCAGGAACACAAAAATGGAAAAAAGTATCTGATATACAGTATGTAACATCAGCACCTACTACAAATAAAGCAGGTGGTTCTTTAGCAGCCGGCGCTTATTGGATTGACACTGATGCAACAGGTTATCCTGTAATTTACAGACATAACGGTACAGCATGGGTAGTTAAAAACAAAGCAGATCAAAGTACAGCGGCAGGTGTTGTATTTGGTGATATTACTGCTAACGCAACAGCTAATGATACGTTTGAAGCAACTCTATTAGCAGGTGCTCCAAATCCATTAGTATATCCAGTTGGAATGACAGGTATTAACATGTGTCGTTCAGCAAGTACTGTTCGTGTATACAACACAGCACTAACTACAGCATGGAAATGGCGTAACAAAGCAAGCAATGCAGCCGATGGTTCAGGATCATTTGGTAGACTAGCACAGCGTAAAGTTGTAACAGTAGCAATGCAAGCGGCAGCAGGCGCAACAGAACTACGTGAAGATACAGTTCAATTTAGACTAATTGCAGCTCCTGGTTACCCAGAGTTATATGACGAAATGATTACATTGAACGCTGATAAAGATGAAACAGCCTTTATTATCGCAGATGCTCCATTCCGTTTAAATCAAACAGAAGCAATTACTTGGATAGCAGGTACAGCGGCAACAGAGAATGGTGAAAAAGGATTAACTTCTAAAAACACTTACTCAGCAGTTTACTATCCACACGCATTAACAACTAACCATGTAACTGGTGATAGTGTTGTTGCTCCGGCATCACACATTGCACTATATACATTTGCTTACAGTGATAATGCATCATACCAATGGTTTGCACCAGCAGGCTTAACACGTGGTGTTGTACAAAATGCATCTAACGTTGGTTACTTAAACAGCGAGAACGAATTTGTTAAACTAGCTTTAACACAAGGTTCACGTGATGCAATGTACGAAGCTAAAATGAATCCAATCGCAAGATTCCCGGCAGAGGGTGTTGTAGTGTTTGGACAAAAATCATTACATACAGGTGCTTCAGCATTAGATAGAGTTAACGTTGCAAGACTTACAGCTTATCTAAGAGAGCGTTTCTCAGTTATTTCAAGACCGTTCTTATTTGAACCAAATGATGCTGGAACACGTTTAAATGCTAAACAAGTATTTGATGGCTTCTTAGCTAACATTTTACAACAACGTGGTATTTACGACTTTGCAGTTGTGTGTGATACAACAAACAACACAGCCGCACGTATTGATGCAAACGAATTCTACATTGACGTGGCAATTGAGCCAACTAAGTCAGCAGAGTTTATTTACATTCCAATTAGAATTGTAAACACAGGCGAACTAAGCTAATAGCTTAAAAAACTTAAAGGCTACTGTAATTCAAGTTATAGTAGCCTTTTTTTATGGCGGCACTTTGCATAAATACAGTTGCACATTGCAATGCATATAGTTCAGCTAATGAGCTATAATTTATATAATAAGGATAACACCATGGTAAAACTAGAACAAGCTAAAATCATTGCTACTAACATTACTAAAGCTACTTTCAATTCTGAAGTAACTACTAGCATGAAATTTGATACTAATTTTCTTTTTGGCGCAGCCGGCGACATCATCGAACTGGATGCATGGGTACCAGAAAATGCAATCGAACAGGTTGATACATTAAACGCTGATCCATCAAAAATCCTACGTTCACGTGTGAACAACGACTATAACGGTCCTAAAGCAGGATACGAATATAACGTAATTCCAGAAGCATGGAATATACCAAACCACACTGAATCGTTAGGTTCATTACTATATCAAAAAGGTGATTTTTTAGCTCCTCACAGAGATAAATGGAGACAAGTTACTCCAGAAGGAATCACAGGCGATTCATTTAGAATGATTTGTCATTTAAATCACACTAACTCAGCAGAATTTCATTTTGTTGTAGATGGTAAAATTTTTAAACCAGAAGCACGTAGATGGTACGCAATTAACACAAGAAAAGTTCATTATGGATTTTCTTTTGTTGACGGAGTATATCATTTAAGTGCGGCACTAAGTCTCGATGACGATAATCGTGAAGAAACAGTAAAATGGTTACTTGATGTGTTACCATATTCACACCCAGCGGGCGACCGTAAAGGTGTTGACTGTAGCCGTAACTAAGGAGAACTATTATGAGTAATAAAATTAGAAGAGTACCAGGTGATTGGACTTCAGTAGAGGAATTCAAAGCATCTTCGGCTCACCAATCTATTTCTGACGCAATTGTAGCCTTCACACCAGGCGACATTGACATTTGGATGCAATATCAATTAATTGGTAATAAAATATGGATTAAATATGAGTTTGAAACTGACGCTAAAGTGGCAGAATTTAAATCATACATTTTATCAACTGAATCAGTTGCTAATTTGGGAGAATCAGCAAAATCACTAGGCGAAACTGTCGCTACTGAAGACTGGGTTTCATAATCAATCATAAAAATACCAAAGATAGGTTACTTTTAAAAGTGACCTATCTTTTTGAGTGAAGAAGTGATAAATACAATATAACAAGAAGATACTACCATAGTAAGTATTATAGGAGAAAAACAAATGGCTGTAATTACAAATTTCGGAGTTCCAACAGATAGCTCGGCAGGTACTACACTTATGCCCAAGCTACAATATCGTTTTAGAGTACGATTTGAAGATCTAGGCGGACCCGGTGGAACAGACGAAGTAACACAAAACGTGATTAGTACTGGTAGACCAGCATTAACTCATGAAGAAGTTGTTGTTGATTCATACAACTCAAAGATTTACCTAGCAGGTAAGCACACATGGGATCCAATTACAATTGTATTCCGTGATGATATGTCATCAAGAGTAATTAAGAAACTTGGCGCTCAGTTGAATAGACAAGTTGATCATGCTGATCAATCAAGTTCTATCTCTGGTAACGCATATAAGTTTGGTGTACAAATTGAAACACTTGACGGCGCTAACGGTGCAACTAAACCATCAGTGTTTGATAATTGGACACTACAAGGTTGTTTCATTACTAACGTACAATATGGCGACTTAAACTATGCTGATTCAAGTATGGTACAAGTTACATTGTCAATACGTTTTGATAATGCAATTCACCTTATTGATGGAAGTGATGTACTAAGTGCAATAGCTACAGATGCAGATAGAACAAAAACTGGCGCGACTAAGTAACATAGTTAGGAACTAACCATGACGATTGGGAACGCAGGATATAAAATCTATAGCCAGGCTCTTAGAACTGGCGTAATAGACGCGATACCTCGAAATAAGTTTAACTTTACTGTTACTCTTACTCGTACCGGTGTAACGGAGGCCTTAAAGCTAGAACGTATCGCTAATATTCAGATGCCGACATTTACACTTAGAACACAAACGTTAAACAAGTACAATAATAAAAGTATTATTCAAACAGGAATAGATTATACTCCTATAACACTAACAGCATACGATACAAAGGATGCTGTATTTGAAACATTCCTAAAGGACTACGCAAGATATTACTTTGCTGGTCCTATGAATGATGAAGATTATGCTACTTGGTTAACTAGTCCAAAAGGATTAGAACTACGCGAAGAAAAGACATACATTAAGTCTATAAAAATATTACGACATGATCCAGATAACAAGGAAGCAAAGTTAGAGAGTGAAATTGAAATCTTTAACGCATATATTCAAAACATTGATACTGATACACTAGACTATTCAGATAGTGGTGCATCAATTATTAGAGTAACATTTGGATATGAAGGTTATAGGGTACTAAGTTCAAACACTGTAATGCCACCAGATCATGTTAACAATCCAAACCTAGCTAATGAATTTGGCA